AATATAAATGTATTGAAGTTATTAAAAGAATAGCATGGAATAATAAAGATGTTTTCATATATGTGGCAAAAATGTCGCCAGTTATGGATGGCAGTGAAGAAAATAAGAAATTCTTTGAATGTACTCCCGTAGGCAGTCTTGAAATCGGGCAATATAAGGAAGATGTGTTTGAAGTTGGAAAGGAATATTATTTAGATCTTACAAAAGCTAACTAAAAGTTTGGCGGGGTAGAGAAGATGGTCATCTCGTTTGGCTCATAACCAAAAGATCGTGTGTTCAAGTCACACCCCCGCTACTGTAATTATAAATGAGATTATTAAACAAAATACTGAATAATGCTCCGCAATTTAATATGTGGAATCAGTCTATACTTTTGTGTTATAGAGGTAGTATAGCTCATGGTACATTTATTCCTAATCATGAGCCAAGTTCAATAGATGATAAAGATATTTTAGGAATTGCAATACCTACAGAAGAGTATTTTTTTGGATTAAAACAATTTGAACAGTTTGAGGTTAAGCAAGATTACTGGGATGTATTAGTATATGATTTTAAAAAGTTTATTAGGCTATTATCCAAAGCCAATCCAAATGTAATGCAGGCCCTTTGGACTCCGGAAAAGCATATTTTAAAAACATCATGGCAGTTCAAAATGCTTGTGGAAAACAGACATTTATTTGTTCACAGAGGTTTGTATAAATCATTCTGTGGATATTCTTACGGTCAACTTCAAAAGATGGAGCATATGGCATGTGAAGGATATCTTGGTGAAAAACGTAAAGCATTGATAAATAAATTTGGTTTTGATTGTAAAAATTCTTCCCATATGATTAGATTATTACGGCAGGGTATAGAATTTTTGAAGACAGGTGAATTAGAGGTTGAAAGACAAGATAGATCTGAATTAATACAGATAAAAACTGGTCAGTGGAGCATAGATAAGGTAAAGAAGGAGGCTATGCAGTTATTTAAAGACATGGAGTTAGCATATACTTGCTCTCAATTACCGGACAAGCCTAATCTAGAGGCCATAGATAGATTAACTCAAGATATTTTGACAAAACATTTTTATTCATTTCCAGGACAGAATATATGAAGTTATATTTAGGATTTTGTACAATTGAATGGGTTTCAAATGGACTTTGGAACAAAAATGAGATTCAATATATATTACTCTCTGCATTTTTATCTATCATTTGCATAGGTCTTTCAAAGTATGGGGTATATTGGTTTTTTCAAAGTTTAGGTTGTATATCTTCTATTTGCATGTGGTGGCAAATATTATGCCCTTCGTCTAGATTAAAAAGGATAAAATAAGATGGAAGTTATTGTAAAAGAGAGCCAATTTGTTATAAGTAATCCAGGTTCAGGAGAGCCTATGGTATGTAATACATTTGATAAGTAGTTGGAGATAAACTTGAAAATAAAGATTGGGTAATAAATGATAATTAAATTTCAACAAAAGCCAGAGTTATTATTGATAGATGGTGAGTACTTATTGTACAGATCTTACTTTGCATTCAATAGGCCAGGTAATTCTTTAAAAACATCTACAGGTAAGCTGAGTGGTGCCTTTTATGGATTCTTTTCATATCTAGCTAAATATTTAGATCGATATGGGGCTGAAAACAATATTATATGTTGGGGAAGTCATAGGACAGATCTTAAAAGATTGGAGATCTTACCTACGTATAAGCATGATAGGAAGTCGATGCCTATGGAGTTGAGGGTTCAGGAACAGGATATAAAGTCTGCATTGAGCTCGATACAGTTCTCTCAATATACCTCTACAGGGTATGAGTCGGATGATGTTATAGCTCATTTTATATATACGACAGCTTTATTACACCCTGATCGTAAAGCCTTTATAGTTACGGGAGATAAGGATCTACGACAGCTTATTACAAAGGATGTTCAAGTAATAGCTCCCACGACAGGTGGAGATACTGTGCATAATATTAGTAAAGTTACAGAGGATTTTGGTGTTGGACCTGAATTGTTGGCTGATTATTTAACATTGGTAGGGGATACTTCTGATGGTATTGAGGGTATACCATCCATAGGTGAGAAGACAGCTGCAAAATTATTGCAAGAGAATGGAGCCATAAAGGATTGGTTTAATGACATATTTAGTATTATTGCAACTGAAAAGATAAAGCAAGTCTTACAGGATCATCGTGAACAGTTAATAATTAATAAGACTGTAATATCATTAACTAAGTGCGTAGATATACCTGTTATTAGATTATCTATGGCTGATGGTGAGAATCCTACTACAGTAAACACATTATTCGATCTGTATGAAATGAAAAAAATTAGACCTGAACAATTTTTTAAATATAGGTGATAATATGTTATGTATTCTTACATTCTCACAGTTTATGCTTAGATTTTGTATAGGTTATATTATAATATTTGTTATTGTAATTATAATGGATATTATTAAAAATCGTAAAATAAAGGGATAACAAATGCGTGAATCTTGGGATAGTTACTTTATGAACTTAGCTAAACAAATTGCTACTAGAAGTACTTGTTCAAGACTTCATGTTGGGTGTATAATTGTCAGAGATAAAGTCATATTATCTACGGGATATAATGGTAGTCTTAAGGATACAGAACATTGTGATGATGTGGGACATGACATTGATGAGTTGAATCATTGCGTTAGGACAGTACATGCTGAAGCTAATGCAGTGGCTCAAGCTGCAAAGAATGGTGTTGTGCTTGATAGGTCTATTGCCTATATTACGCATAGTCCTTGTCTAACTTGTTTCAAATTATTGGTTAGTGCGGGTGTTAAAATTGTATGTTATCAAAATCCATATAGAATAGATAGAATTGATAATTATGCAATGAAGGCTGGGATTGTATTAATGGAGATAAAGGAGGAAATAAATGCCTAAAGTTATTATTCTTAGAGGTCTTCCTGCATCTGGAAAAACAACAAAGGCTAGAGAACTTGTAGTAAATAGTATTGCGACAAAAAGAATCAATAGAGATGATCTAAGGAAGATGTTGGATTTTAATGTATATTCAGAGATAAATGAAAGTTTCATAAAACATATTGAGCAGAGTATTGTTAAAGAATTATTGAAGCATGATTGCTCTGTGGTTATAGATGATACCAATATAAAAAATAGCACTGTGGATTGGTGGTTTATATTTATTAAGTCTATCTCATCAGATATTGAAATAGAAACCATATGGATTAACACTCCTTTGCAAGAGTGCATTGATAGAGATTCTAAAAGAAAAGATTCAGTTGGAGAAAAGGTAATAAGAATATTAAATGAACAACGTCAACTTAACAGCACCGATACTCAAAAGAGCTGAAGAATTTTATAAAGCTATGAGAAAGTTTTCCGAACTTTCCATGGAAGCTTTGTATAGTTATGATAGATCTCTAGGTTATGTAACTCAAAGAAATCTACAGCAAGAGTGTATAAAATCTTTTGGAATAGGTTATTTACCTATGGATATAGATAGCTTTATCAGACTATTAGATATAACTGTTAAAGAAGATTTATTGAAATTAGGTGTTATATTTATTCATGACTCAAAATTATGCAGTATTATGAATGATCGTATAATATTTCCCATATGTAATGTATCCGGTAATATTGTATCATTTAGCGGTAGAAAGATGCCTGATGCAGATCCTGAGGATGCAAAATATGTAAATACCCGTAACAGTCAAATATTTAGGAAATCGTTATCATTATTCGGATTTTCACAAGCTTTAGAATCTATTATAGATAAGGGGTACTGTATTGTAGTTGAGGGTAATATTGATGTCATGTCCCTATGGCAGTCTGGTATAAAGAATGTTGTAGCCCCATGTGGAACGGCATTGACTTTACAGCAATTACATATACTTAAGCGTGTATGCAATAATATTGTTTTATGGTTTGATGATGATGAGGCTGGAGGTAAGGCTTTGATAAAGTCGTACCCCATGGCTGTAGATATAGGATTTAAAGTTGGGTGTATGCCTGAGCAGCCTTGGAAGGATCCGGATGAGACGTTAAAAAATAAGAGTGTAAATGAGATATTAGTTGATATTGATAAAAGTTTTTATTATACTATACTTAATTAATACAAGGATTATGTTTTTGGTAGGAGGATGAAATGGCACATAATAAAAAGATTGATTACAAATATTTTGTGATGGCATTAGAAGACTTAGAACAATTGTGTTGTGAAATCAAAAAAAGCCAGCATATAGGTTTAGTGCGAACAATAGAACAGGAAGCATATAGATTGCGACAAGATTTGCAAGACCTGAGAGAACGCGCATCTGTCCGAGATCAAATATAATATTAAATAAATAAATATGGGGCTAAAATGAGACTTATGAAATTTCTCACAGTAATTACAACTTTGGTGAAACTATGAAATGGCCTTGGTCATTTGAATACACTGTTAGGCAAGGTGCATTTAGTAATTATAATTACTGTGCTAGCTGTGAAAAATTTAGTCCTCTGGGGAGTAATATGTGTCCCAATTGTGGTGAATACGTTACAGTGTGTAGGGCTGCTCTAATGCTTCGGGATAAAATTCATTGTTGGACAGGAGAAATAACTGTAACGGAAGTTGTAGGTATTAGAGAGTACACCAAAAATGGCTTAAAGAATTATGCATGGGAAAGTTTGGTAGGTTTTGGAAGATATTTCTAAATATATAACTGTAAGGCAAAGTAAAGCTGTAATAATTGAAAGGATATTTGTGATGGTAGGAAAAAATGTTGAAATTTTATTACAAGAACAAAATGTTTTATTACATTCTATAGGTAAAAATTTATGTGTTATTGGTATACAATTAGCGTTAATTATGATAGTTTTGGCGTTATATTTAATTTTTAGATGAGGAATAAATTTACAATGATAGATAAGTTTAAGACGTAAAACTAGGCATGAACAAAATATAAGGATAATTATGGCAGTAAAAGTTGTTAAACCCGTAAAATCAGAAAAACAGGTTATAGATCCTGACAAGAATATAGCTTTGCAGAATGCTGTTGCTAATATTGAAAAAACTTATGGTAAGGGATCTTTAATGCGTTTGGGGGATGAACCTATGAAGAAAGTTCAAGTTATTCCCACAGGAAGTTTATCTTTAAATTATGCTTTGGCTGTAGGAGGAGTTCCAAGAGGTCGTATAATTGAGATCTATGGCCCGGAAATGGGAGGTAAGTCTAGCCTGTGTATGCAAATTGTTGCTCAGGCACAAAAGTTAGGTGGGACATGCGCTTATGTTGATGCAGAGCAAGCTATGGATCTTAATTATGCTAAAAAAATTGGTGTGGATGTAGCTAATCTCTGGCTTTCTCAACCCGATTATGGAGAACAGGCTTTATCTATTGTTGAGGAACTTGTTTGTAGTGGGGCAGTTGATCTCGTTGTAGTTGATTCTGTTGCAGCATTAACTCCCAAGAGTGAGATAGATGGGGAATACGGGGATGCTCAAATGGGTGCCCAGGCACGTCTAATGGGTCAAGCTATGAGGAAACTTGTTTCTATTGTAGCTAAGTCTAATACTACATTGATATTTGTAAATCAATTACGTATGAAGATAGGCGTAATGTTTGGAAATCCGGAGACTACTACAGGTGGAAACGCTTTGAAATTCTATGCTTCAGTAAGAATCGATGCTAGAAGGGTAGAAGTTATAAAGGATGTTAATGGTGTGGCAATAGGTAGCAAGAATAGGATTAAGGTAGTAAAAAATAAAGTAGGACCCCCATTCCGTGAGACCATAGTAGATATTATATTTGGAAAAGGTATTGATTATTTATCTGATCTTATTAATATGGCTACAGAAAGAAATGTTATACAGAAATCAGGTAGTTGGTATAGTTATAAGGGGGATAGAATTGGTCAGGGTATTGATTCAGTAAAGGAGTTTTTATTGACTAAATCTGAGTTACAGGATGCAATACAAAAAGAAACTGAAAAAATATTATTTGGGTAAATAACATAGGTGCTTGTGACGTGATAGTCTGATTGAACTGATTCTATATCGGGGTTAGCATAGGTTCAATTTTAAGTTCTCTAGTAAGTCTGACCAATTGCAGATCAACTGCCAAGCACCTGTTAATTTAAAGGATAAATTATGAGAATTAAATTAGTTGGTGGAGGTATAGGGTCTGATATAGAAGAACCTACTGATACCGAAACTATAGTATTATTTCAAGAGGACTTAGATAAGCTTGTTATTGAAATATCTAAGCAATCATTTGACTTTAATAAGCAGATGGATGAGATTGAATCTATGCAGGTAAATCTTAATGCTTATCCTGAGGAAGATGTAGCAGGTATGAATCAATTATATGCTACAGTACAAGGTCATTTGAGTAGAGCCAGTAATATTCATATTTCTATATTGCGTGAGAGAGCTCAGTGGCAGAGATACAATAGTCGTTTGAAAAGAATATATAAGAAAAAAGAAGTTGAGATGTTATCTTCTGATGATAAAGTGAAGGCTTTAAAGAATAAGGAACTACAGTCTGCTGCAGTTCAAAATACTATGCCCGAGGTAGTAAAGCTAATGAATATTGTGGAGGGTATTTTAAATGATCTTGAGGCTTTGATTGATATAGTGAAGGAGAAACAAGAAACTTTGATGAATGTTAATGTAAATTTATCTCGTCAACAGCGTAATGTAGAATCTCTTATTGGATTGCAATATCCTGTTGTAGCCTCAAAAAATAATAGAAGGTCAGGTAATGCCTAGAACAATAACAACATATGCAGAAGCTGAATACAAATCCTGTTGTGAGGAGATTAAAAGCGTAGATGAGAAAGTTTTAATGATATCTAATGAAGGTCAATATTGTATTAGTCTTGTTCCAAGATGGTCTAATTGGGGTTCTACTTTAGAAGATGGTACAAAACTTCAGATAGGCAAAGTTTATAAGATAACAATAGAAGTGGAGGATTGAGATATGGGTAAATCTATTAAACAACAATTGTTAGATTATTTTGGGAAGGTTAAGGTTCCTTTAGCAGTGCATGAATTTAGATTTATAGAGGCGAGTCAAAACAACATAGCAACAAGATTGAATGAACTCGAGAGAGAAGGTAAGTTATTGAGTAGATATAGAGTAGGTAAAAGATTTAAAGAATGGTATTGTTTAACTAAATAATAAATAACTTAATTAAGGAGATACAAAATGAAAGTAGCATTAAAAGAATCAAATTATGACCCACTTCCTGAGGGGGTTTATAGACTTATTGTAATGGATTGCACCCGTCAAACAAATAAGTCTAACAAAGAAGAATTCAATAGTTGGAAACTGCAGGTAAATGAGGATAGTGAGTTCAATGAAAAAACTATTTCATTTGCTTCCAATTTGGAATCGATCAATGCTCAATATGCAAGCTTTCTTAAGGCTTGTGGACTTCCTATAGATGATCTTAATTTAAAAGAAGGTATTGAGATAGAGACAAATGACTTCATCGGATCTGAATTATTTGCTGAGGTAAAAATAGCTAATAATACCATGGGTAAACCCGCGAACAAATTTGTATGGTTTAAATCCATCGATGAGTATCAGAAACAGATACAACAGGCATCTCAGAAATTTGCAAGGCCTGCAGCAAAATCTGCGGTTACAGTACAGCAATCTGAAGAAGAAGAAGCTGCACCTAATTCAGCTACAGAACAGGTTAATCTTGTGACAAAACCTGTGACAAAACCTGTGACAAAACCTGTGACAAAACCTGTGACAACAACTTCGGCACCTGTTGCATCAGGTAAAAAGTTGGATTTTCCAGCTTAATATAGGTTGGTATGTATTTTTGCCTCTCGTCTGTTGGTTGATGGTGGGAGTGCTTGCAACTAGTATGCAGCACTAGGATATTAGCCAAGACGGGAGACAATTTTATTTTTAGGGGCAGGTATGAATAAAGAGAAAAAAATAACAAAGCAATATCTTAAGAAATTGGCAAAAAGAGAGACAAATAAAAAGTATAAGGAATGGGGTATTGCTGTAAAGGAACGTGATGGTAATTCTTGCATTGTTTGTGGAGCTAAGAAGATGCTGAATGCCCATCATCTCATACCTCGTGAAATAGTGGAATTTAGGTTTATGGTAATTAATGGGGTATCATTATGTCCGATGCATCACAAATTTAATCGGTATTTTTCTGCTCATCGTAATCCCATTGCTTTTTTGCTGTGGTTTAAGTATAATCATACAGAACAATATTCAAAGTTAGTGACTGAATGGATAAAATATTGGGATAAAATAAAGGAGTTACACAATGTTAATAAAGAAATCATTTAGAGTGGTTCTTAGTGGGGCCTATCAAAGCTTTGAATTTAAAACTTCTATAGCAGAAGATTTTGATATAAGATCAGAAGATGAGGAGGCCGTTAAAAAAGCTTCTGAAGCTTTACAGAGCACTGCTGTGGATATTGTGTATAAAGATATTGAAGCACATGTAATGTATGATCCTGACTTCAAGATTGTTATGGATGTTAGAGCAGATGCTCTTAAAAAAGCTTCAAAAATTGTAAAATAATAAATAGGAGTTTATATGTTAATAATAGATATTTTAATATTGAATGTTATTATATTATACATTTTATCACTTGTTAGGGTGTTCTGGTGGAGCTATGCAGGTAATTCACATCCTCCATATCCTGTGGTTATAAGACAGAATTGGGGTAGTAGGTTACTGTTGTCTCTAGTGGATGCTACAATTCCATCAAAACAATGGAGGTTGATTAACACGGGTATAAAGATTGAGGCTCCTTTATTTAGAGATAGCCTAAATATAAGACTTGTTACAGAACGTTCTGAGCGTTTTGGATGGGATTTAATAAACTATGGTTATACTATTGAAAATGAATTATATGTAATTGTGTTCAATAATCATCCAAGGTACCCCACTCGTATTCATCCTGGAGATCCATTTTTAACAATATCTTTTGGAGGTGTATTATTGGCAGGATTTTTACATGGTAAAGAAAAAACTGTTACTGATAATGATATAGTTGAAACTATATCAAAAGAGAGATGAAATGAAAGTTGTGACGCAAAAGGAGATTAACATGGCAGATAAAAATTTGATATGGGTATTAAATAAAATCAAAAAACTCGTAGAACATAATTATAATGAGATAGCGGTTAATCTATTAACACAACTTATAAAGGAACTGGAAGCTCAAAAAAAGAAGTAGCATTTACATGCTTTGCGAACGTCTGCTTAACACTAACATTAACATTAAGGAATAATTTATGTATTCTACGATGAAATTTGCTGAATATATTAAACCTGTAAGGACCCGTGTTATTAATGAGGCAATTAATATAGCTAAAGATTTGAAAGTTACACCTACTAAGACCACTTGTGAGAAGATCTCTATCAATTCTGATGGAAAATTGATTTCAGATGTGTATCCTGAGGGGAAGGTAATGACTCGCTATGCTTTTGAAAAGTTGTATAAGATACTTGGTATATCTGGGTCCTTTGCGTTGAAGATTCCGTTAGACTTATTGATTACCAATATGCATAGATTGTTGGGAGAAAATAGTTCTAATACTATTATTATGCTGGAGCGTAATGATGGATCTGTGGCAGGATTTGTTAAAAAGCAATATGATGAAGCTTCTTATTTGGATACATTATCTTGCTTCTCAGATCGAGAATCAGTCCAGTATATTGATATTGGGGAGATAATGCTTACTATCTGTTTAGGGTTTCAAAAAACTCAGTTTAGGGATCCTGATAGTTCTTCTGAGAATGATTTTTTAATGGCAGGGTCACATATATATGGGTCCATTCTTAAAGAAACTCAACTTAAGCTGGAATCTATTCTTTATAGGACATATTGTACTAATAGTTTTGTTATGCCATTCTTTGGAAAAATTAGAGCAGATTATAGACTAACTCCTGAAGCTAGGCTTTTGGATTTTTCTAAAAATGTAGAACATTATGATGAAGAGTTGCTATTAGCTATTAAAACTAATTCTATAGGAATTGAAGAGAGGCGCATGTTTGAGCATGAGATCGCAGGTATATTCAGGAAACTTCAGAAATATGTTGGGGGTTCTACAGCTGATCAGCTTATTGGAACAAAGGAGGAAGATAGAAAATTGATTATTCAAAGAGTGGATATTTGGAAAGAGGAAAATAAACGTAATAAGATGTTTGGGTTGCCTATTAATGAACCTAGTATGACTGATTTCAAGACTTATACTGTATTAAATAACGTCACAAACTATGCTGCAAGTGTTCATGAATCTACAAAGAGATCAATAGAGATTATAGCAGGCACAGCATTAGGTAATATACTTTTAGGAACAAATAACTGAGGACATTATGAGAATTGGATTTGATGTGGATGGTGTAATAGCTAACTTTACAAAAGTGTTTACTGGTATACTTAATGGTATTAATCCAAAATGTCCTATATTAAATGATTATTCAGAGGTTTTACATTGGTATTATGATAAATTTTTACCTGTGACTAAACTAGAGATTAAAAGAGCATGGGAGATAGTGGATAAAAATCCTAACTTTTGGAGATCTATACCTCCTATTAAGAATATAAAAGTTGTAGTTGATTTTGTAAATCATAACAGGCATCAACATGATTTTTATTTTATAACATCTAGACTAGCTACGGGTGGTATTTCCGCTACATATCAGACAATAAATTGGTTACGGGCTATGGGATTTAGAGATCCTCAGGTAATAGAGACATCAACGAAGGGTAACATTATTGAATTTCTAGGTATAAGATATTATATAGATGACAGAACTAAGAATTGTTTAGACGTAGCAGAGAAATCTCCAGGCTGTAAGATATATTGTCCTAATTATCCTTATAATGCAGATGTTGTAAATTCTGTTATAAAAGTTCCTTCAGTTATTGAATATATAGAGCAGGTAAAATGGGGTATGGATAAATGAACTCTAATATAGAAAAGTTTGGTACTAGGGTAAGAGAAAGACTTAAAGATTCTCAAGAACTTATGGCTGTTAGAAGTAGTAGTCCAAAACCAATGGTAATTAATAAATCCTTAACAGATACTTTAGGATGTAATGAGGATAATACAGATAACAGAGTATATCAACAATATATACAGATAGATAGGAATACATATTATATTGTTAGAAAAACTGTGCCTATTATGCCTTCTGGATTTTATGGGGTAGCTTATGCAGAACCTCCAATAGATTTTATATTTGTAAAAACAGAAATAACACAGGATGATTTTATACCTATGGAAGGGTATATTGTAAAAGATGTAATGAATGATATAGATACATTTTGGGATTGTTCAAGTAGTTTTGAAAAATATGGATTTATCCATAAGCGCGGTATACTTTTATTTGGACCTGCAGGTGGGGGTAAGACTGTAGCAGTTCAAGAGATATGTAAAAAAGTAATAAGTAATGGAGGTATTATATTTTCTTTTACTTCTGGTGGTGTGGAATGTAATGTTTTTGGAAAAGCATTATCTAGATTTCGTATAGTAGAGCCTGATCGTCCTGTGGTATGTATATTTGAAGACATTGATGCTATAATTGAAAAATATGGGGAGTCAGAACTACTTCAATTACTAGATGGTGGTATACAGATAGATAAAGTATTGATGTTAGCTACTAGTAATTATCCAGAACGTTTAGATAGGAGAATCATTTCTCGTCCTAGAAGATTTGATCGCATTATATTTATTGACACTCCTCCGGCATTTGCCCGTAGAAAATTTTTCGAGGGTAAATTGAAGGGTGTATCTGATGGAATTATAGATACATATGTAGAGGCTACGGATGGACTATCTTTTGCAGCTTTATCAGAACTGATTGTTTCTGTTCATTGTTTAGGTAATGATTTTAAGTCATCTATAGAATTATTAAAAGATCTTATGAAACATTCTTATAATAGTAATAATTTTAAAAAATCATATGTAGGATTTGAGAAACAATGAAAAACTATTGGAATCCACAGCGCAGGGCTATGCTATATAACGATTATTTTGGAGATAAATGGCCGGATAGCAAGTTTATGATATCTGATAGATGGATATCTGCTACTTGGTTTATTGGAAATAATTACAGGAGTGAGAGTAAACGTAATGATAAAGATGAACCGTTTTTTGGCGCATATCCTAGGGGTTATTTAAAAAGAACTTCCTGTATGTTTCCCGATGCAGTTAATATTTTACATCTATTTAGTGGCTCTCTTACAGATGAGCAGGTTCATGAAAATTTACTAAATAATCAGGAAGCTTTTAGAGTAGACTGGGATAGAGTGAATAATCCAGATGCAGTATATGAGATTGAAAAAATATCGGAAATTTTTATACCTGGTTATTATGATTTAATATTTGCAGATCCTCCATATTCAGTTGAAGATGCTGAGCATTATGGTAAATGTCTTGTAAATAAGCAGAAAGTTTTGCAGGAATGCCATAAGATATTAAAACCTGGAGGGTCCTTACTATGGATGGATCAATCACCTCCAATTTATGCTAAAAGGGATTGGAATTTTTATGGAACAATATCTATTTATAGATCTACAAATAATAGAATTCGTGGTGTAATGATGTTTGAGAAAATATAAGGGTATGTGAATGAAATTTTATAAGAAGACAAAGGATCATTTAGGTAGAACTATAATTGTATGTCACTCATTTTGTGGATTAAAGCAGTATAAGTTTGTTTCTGTTCAAATTGGAGGTCAAAATTTTTGGAGATGGTTTGAAGTTCCTAAAAAGGTAACAAAAGACTCAAAAATGGAAAAAGTACCAGACCATTTAGCCTACCAATTAGACCAGTGGATGAGAAATAGTAAATAATTTTTATTAATTTTAAAGGAGTTATTATGGCACTTTCAAGATATTTGAGTGGAGATGTAGAGTCACCATGCTCGGTTACGACAATGGGTGTTGGAAACTCGGCAGGTAATCTTTACTATACTGATTCTAGTCAAGTTATTAATATGCAAGTTGGTCTATCAGATTGTGGTAGTAAACCATTACCTGATGGAAAAATACACCCTTTATTATATTTTACTTATATAAAGAAAAAATTTAAGGCGTTAGAAAAGAAAAGATTGAATACTAGAATAAGGGATTTACAAGCTTCATTTGATGTGGCAACTAATCAGGGTCAGATGCTATTAGGTGAGAGATTCATGAGGGATCTTATTCGTGAGACTAGAGAATGTGTTTTGTATGCAAAGAGTATTCGATTTTTTATAACTCGTGAGGAATTGTGGAAGCATAAGAATAATATAAAAGGAGGCCATATATCTGATACAAAACTTCAGGATTATGTGCGAGTTATACCTAAAAATTCTTTGAAAAAGATTCAGGCAATACGTCCTTATTTTGATGATATTGTAATACTTCATTATTATAATCCAGACCAAAGAGACTTGGAAAAAATGAGCCCTGAGGAAAAGCAAAAGACAAAAGATCCTGTTGCATTTGGGATATTGAGTCAATCAGATAGATGGTATTTTATAACGGACTGGACTGACGATCATTGTGATCTTACTTTTGAGCAGATTGCAAAGGTTATTAAAAAATTTGATATTAGTAAACCTGAACTTCCGAAAGCGATTGATTGCTAGAAAGGTAGCTGATGCTAAGAAGTATTCGTATACAGAATTTTCAGTCACATTCTGACACTATGCTAGAATTCTCACCCCATGTTACTGCTATTGTGGGGTTGAATAATCATGGGAAAAGTGCTATATTTCGTGCTTGCCGAAAAATTTTAAGGGATTACCCCGATGGAATATTATTTATAAGAGAAAAACAGAAATATTCTAGTGTAGAGATTACTACAGATTTAGGAGTTATTGAGCGTATAGTTCGTAATGATAAATCCAGTGATAGTAATGTTTATAGAGTTGATGGTGTTCAATTTACAAAGTTTGGAAAAACTGGAATCCCTATTGAAGTATTAAATAAGTTAGAAGTATCTTCTCTACAGAAATTTGGTGATGTGGAGTTTGATATAAATTTTCAACATCAATTGGATCCTTTATTTTTGATATCTGGGGATGGTTTAGCTTCAATTCGGGGGAAGGTAATTGGTAGAGTTAGTGGAGTAGACTACGCTGAACGAGCCGTACAGATGGCTTCTGCTGAGTTAAAATCTATAAATAGGGACATTGATCAGAATGTTGCTGATATCAAACAAAATGAGGAGAAGCTTGCCAGGTATGAGACTATTCCTGAGTTAATTAAACAACTAGTTTGGGTGGATAGTTTACAGGAAAAACAAGATGATGCTGATAGGAAGATTGATAATTTTATTATAATTAAAAATGATCTTATTGATATTATTTCAGAAGCTACATCTGTAAGTAATAAGATAAAGTTATTGGACATAGATATTTATACAGCATACGAGGAGATAAGTCGTATTAATGGTCTTATAGATTCTATAGTATACTGCATAGATATTAAGAGGCAAATAGAGTCAGCAGATAAGATATCTGCTATAGAGGTTTCTAATATGGATAATATAGAAGCTATTAATAAAAATATATCCTCAGTGGAATCAACTATAAGTATAAAACTAAATTTAGATAGGTTATATAAAATAAGTGAAATAAATATACCTAATATCAAGAATGTAGAGAGTGCTGAGGATGGAGTAAGGCGATTGGTAGTAAAGATGGGTGAGCTTGAGAAATTATCTGAAGATTTAAACGAAATTCAGCATAAAATTGGTGAAGTTGAGGCTAATCTGGATTTGAGTGAGAAAAAATTTAATAAGTTAAAAGATGATTTAGGTATTTGTCCTATATGTGATAGACCGTTTGATCAATAGAAGGATAACTGAATATGAGGAGGTTAATAACAAAAAATCAAGTTGAAGTTATTGAAAAACTATGTAATGAACTTATAAAAATAGAGACAGAAAATTTACAAGAATGTGAGAAAAATAAAAATTATTTTGGTGCTTTTATGAGTGTTCATGTAATAAAAAGTTGGATTACAGTGAAAAGTAGTGCTAACTTATATTATAGAAAAAGGTATAAGATATGACTGAAATGAAGATAGGATTCTTTACAGATGTTCATGCCAGAGCTACATCTCCTGAAGGCAGGACTGATAATTTTAGGGAATCTATATTTAATAAAATGCGAGCTATTGGAGACATATGGAAGCAGAATCATGTAGATTATGTTATATGTGGTGCAGATCTATTTGATAGTCCGGAACCTCCAAATAGTGTTCTTTATGAAATGATGGATATTTTGAAGAGTTGGGGAATTAATATTTATAGTGCTATTGGAAGTCATGATTACTTTGGGTATCAATTACGTAGCTTCGATAGAACTGCTTTAGGTATACTTCATTGTGCAGGCGTAGTTAGAGTTATGGGGTTAGAGGGTGAATCCAATGAAGTAACACTGAGAATCAATAAAATAAGCCAGCAGTACCCATCTGCAAAAGTAGTATTTAATAATCATACTTATTGGATGGAACAAAATCCTAAGGAATTGGAATTACCAAGCAGCTATCCTGAAACTGTTATCCAAGTTATACATGGATCTGTAGTAATGAAATCTGTACCCTATCCTCATATACTAGCATCAGATCTAAATACTAAAGCTCAAATAGTTTTTTGTGGCCATATTCACCATGGTTGGGGTGTAATACAGTTGCCAAATAAGGTAGCATTTTGTAATCCCGGATCTATAGGTAGGTTAGAGAATACAGGTGTGCAGAGAACTCCTAGAGTAGCTATTTTGACTATAACATGCAATAATAATCCTATGCCCTATGATGCAAGTATAGAATTAATTGATGTACCATCTTTAGATCATCCTTTTAATGAAAAGGTTGAAAAAAAAGATAATATACAGGTTCAAGATGTGGCTAGATTTATTCAAATGGTTCGTAAAACAAGTGTAGAAGCAGTTGATTTGAAGCAACAGGTACCATTAATAGCAGAGAAGCTTGGATATGGTAGTTTAGTAATTGAAGAGGCGTTTAAATTAATTGAAAGGTCTAAACATGAATGATGATAAGTTAACAATTGCAGGAAGTATTAAAAATAAACTAGTATTTATCTTAAAAATATATAGATATAAAATGGAGACTGTAGAAACCATAGAATGTTTAGGATACAATACTGATAATGGATGGTTATGCATAAAAAAAATAGCAGAAGACGGTAAATCATTAGTAACAATACTTATACCTGAAATTGGGATAGAGAGAGTTATTGTTGTTGAGAAGGTGGTATAAAATGAAATCAATATTGTGTAAGAACGGGATTGACTTTGATAAGCTTCCAACTGTGCAATTTACCTGCATGAAATCAGGTTGTGGAGTATTATTTGAAAGTGATGAATATGTAGTTGCAGGTAATGAGGGTAAAGAAAAACCTGTAGAAACTTGTCCTATATGTGGGTCTATTGTAGTAGAATCTTTACAAGAAGATGTTGTTGTTTCTTAATATAAAATTTTATATATTATCTATGAACAAGGAGATATATTATGTCAACTGCAGAAAATACAAATGACTTATTGAATTTAAAAAGTAGAATTGAAAAGCTATCTAAAGAGAAAGATAGTGCAATAGCTAGAAGAGATGTTTTGAAACAGACATATGACCAAAAAATCCAAGGTCTTAGAGATGCGGGAGTTTCTACTGATAATTTGAATGAGACTCTTCAAGAACTGACAAATACCAGAGATGAATTGCAGCGAGGTATAGAGAAGGAAGTTACAGATATAGAAGCTAAGCTCAAGGAATTGAAAGGAGTTTGATATGTGGATAGGGATTACGGGCCCGGCTCAGTCAGGTAAAGATACTGTGTATGGTATTCTTAAAGATATATTTGGTAATAAGTGTCAAAGATTTAGCTTTGCAGATAAGTTAAAAGATTCGGCCTGTACTTTATTAAATATTAGTAGGGAGCAGTTAGAGGGCTTGAAAATTTTCGATAGTGTTAAGTTTAGATTAATTTTAGATGAAGATTGGGGAGGACCTATTGATTATTGTTATCCAGACGATGATATAATGGTAGAACCTTTTACAATGAGAACTTTCCTTCAACGTTATGGCACAGAAGCTCATCGTAATATATTTGGGAAAGATTTTTGGGTAGAACAGTTGTTTAAAAATGTACCTGATGATAATAATATGTTATTTGTTATTACAGACGTAAGGTTCGATAATGAAGCCAAGGCTATTAAAGATAGAAAAGGGTTTGTTATTAGATTAACTCGCAACGGTACTGGCAACATGAAACATGCTAGTGAAGTACCTATAGACATGGATTTAGTAGATGTTGTCATAATTAATGATGGATCTATAGAGGATTTAAAGAATAACATTTTGAATGTGGTTAAAAACAATTGGATTTCCTGTGAATGATAGAATAAAAAATATTCATTCTGAGCTTATGCAGCAGAAGGGTGTTGCTGATATGCTGAATCAGAACATAGCAACATTACAGCTAAAGTATAAAGAGATTACAGATAGACAGAAGCTATTAGAGGAGGTTCATACTCTGCTTAGTACATTAGTGTTAGGAACAGAGCGTGGGATCATGGAGTATCTCTCACCCATCGTAACAGAAGCGTTGCATTATGTATTTGAGCAAGATCTTAGATTTTGTATAGAATTTGTAACTAGACGTAATCAGATAGAAGTTGACTTTTTCATTTTAAGAAGCAAAGAAGATGAAGATAAGTTTCATATGTATTTAGAAGAGCCTGTAAAGTACGAAAGACAGTTACAGGATCTAGTAAAGGAACATAAGGATATTAATTTTATGTATGGGGGTGCCATAAATCAGGTAATAGCTTTAGTTTTGAGACTCGTTATGGCTGAATTTCTTAAGATTCAGGGACCAATATTCTTGGATGAACCAAGCAGTGCTGTCGGAGATTTTTATACGGAAAGATTAGGTAAGTTATTAGCTTCCTTATCTGAGAGGTTTAATCGTCAAATTGTACTTATAACACATAGTGAGAAGCTTGCTTCTTTTGCTGAAAAGCAGTATCTTGTTTATAGAGAAAGCAATGTCAGCAAGATTCGAGAATTGACAAATACATAATTAATTATATGAGATGGTAAGACTAATTATAAAGGATCTTACAATGAGTAAATATATAGTAGCTTTTAGAAAGAATATTTTGTTTCAAGAGGAAAATCCAATTTGTACTCAGTCCATAGAGTCAGATTTACCAATAACTCAGACAGATCTAAATAAATTTGAATTAACTACTCTCCAGCAACTTATAGGAGTAGGTGAGAGAGCTGTGGCCGTCCATGTAGTAGGTATTACTAGAGTTGCACAACTTATATAAGGTATTTATATGTCGGATATTATTGATGTGAAATATGTATCTTTTCAACGTTCGCCAGATGTAATAAAAATTACTATTAATGGTAAACGTTATGAAGGACATATCATACCTGTTCAAGTAGCAAAATTTAGAAAAATTTTAAAGTATTCAGGTGGAAAAGCATTAGCCGAACTAAGAAAATATTGTAATTTAGAAAGGGTTTATGATGTGGTATAATCACCCGATATTGCATCATAATAATTGTAGAAGATGCAATAGATTATTTTGGACCTCAAGGGCATTTAAAGTATATCATTTATGGTGTAATCCATTATGTTGGTTAATAAAATTATATAATTTTATTTTGGATATTGTAGATTCTAATGATTATACTGGGGGATGTGTATAATAGGTAGTTGTTATAGTGCAGGGCACAAATAAAAGAAAATAAGTATGGAATTAGCATTTAAAATTTTAAAAAGAAGACATTTACTGATCGAAGATGATTGTCATGTTGAAGCGCATAGTAATTTAGTAATCGAAGCGATGGAAGATTACTTAAACCAGTATTTAACTTTGACTGATACTGACAACTTGAATAAGAGAAGATCAGAATTAGGAATTATACAAAACCAGATTATTAAAATAACACATTTATTTAATGGTGGAACAATGGTTGATTGTGAGGAGAAACTTGAAAGATTGAAAAAGTTTGTTGAAAAGTTATTGGGTGAATCTGTCTAATTTAAGTAAACTGTGATGTGGGCCTCTAACCCAATAAACGGTGCCTGTTCTTTATAATACTGAATAAATAAGGAAAGAAATATTTTCTCGGCTATAGTGATTGGAATTATTTTGCTGATAATGACTAGGCAGGCTCAAGATACTTAGTCAAAAGCAGACGCAGGTTGAGCCCCTGAAATTGGTACAACTAAAGAGATACCAACAGTATTGTAAAGGACTTTAATTTTATTTGTTCTTTGTGATCACTATGGCGAAACAGGTAGACGCTTAAGATATATCAAAGTAGCAATCCTGGGGTAGTATTAATCAGTGAACTGTCGATAGGTGATGTTTCGATAAGCATTGTGTGATCTTCCACGTAAATTGGGTCATTTGAACCTCCAGAAAGCGAAGATATATTTGATAATATTGGCAAGTTCGATGCCATATATAGATTTGTGTAACCAATAAAACACACCTACATGAATCATCGAATGTTGCAGGTTCGAAGCCTGCTAGTGGTTGCAAAGTTTTTAATGTTCTTTTAAAATTTGGTTTACAGGCAGGCTGCTTAGAGTCATGGTGACGAAATCGTTATTTGCAGAATCAAGTGCTAAGACACTCTGCAGATTAAATCTGCCCCCATGTCCATACCTATAGGATTTCGTCGTGGGTCTTATGTGAGGGAATAACTGAACATAAGAGTAATTGGATTACCTGTAAATCATATTTGTTCTTTGAAAAATGGGGCTGAAAGGTATCGATTATAGATGAAAGTCTAGAGGGCAAGTAAGTTGCTGACTCTTTAAAAGTTAGAAAACTAAAAATGCCGATCAAAAATCGACATCATTCGTTAGTGAGGATGGTAGTTTAGTTCTTGCTGGTGAAGAGCTTGTTGAAGCCTAAGGGAGCCTAAACAAGCAAAGGTCTTGATAATTCTTAGAGACGGTAAGCACGACCGGAGACTTATAAATAAACAGACGAATGAATCTGATAATAATAAGCTTTGTCTAAGGATCCTTAAAGTCAGGTGGTGGAGGTTGCGGAAATCAGTTTGATGATTCTGATAGTTATTAAAGATCATCTATATTGTCCGAATTTGTCTGTAGTATAGCGGCAAAAGAAGTTTTAAACAGAATAAACTTGTAGTCGTCTAGGTGATTTATCTATAAGACCCGAGTTCGAATCTCGGCAGCTCCACATATTATTATAAATATGAGGTGAATGTATGTTAGTAAATCAATCAGCAGATATTATCAGAGAGTTGGAAATTGTCTCAGTAACTTTAGAAAAGGCCAAGAAGTATAATTTAGAGTCAGAGGTTGTACTTTTTGCTATTAAATCTGCTTTATGTAAAGATAACAGTAGTGTAGAGGGCTGTATTAAAGCAGGGTTAGATGAGTGGATTAAGTAGAAAATTAGGGGTATCACCAATGTTTAATCAAGGTATGTTTGCAGGTTTTATAGATATAGATGGTAGGTATATTTTATATTGTACGGGTTGTGAAATTAAAGAATATTTTACTAGAAGGGAATACAACGATCTTCCTGATAAGCATACATCATTATGTGATGGATGTATTGATAAAATGGACTTAGCAGAAAAAGTAGCTAGCAACATATGGAAAGACGTTATTGCAGAAAACAAAAGATTACCTAGTGGAATAAGATTGCAGAAAGATGGTGTGTATGGTCTTAGAAGAAGGATTTTTAAGTACTTATTGGGTAAGCAAGTATTTAGAAAGGATGAATTATCTACAGTTAGTAAGTATCTAATAGATTTTAATATAAAAGGAGTTGAGAATGTATAAAGAAAATCCAAAGACTGCAGGTTCAGGTATAGTGTGTTGTATACCTCAGACAGGAGTTTGTCCAATAAAATGTGATGATTGTTTTTTTCAGGGAGGTCGTAGTTATTTGGAACCTTTGGCAGATAATCTTCCCAATATGCCTGCAGGATATTGTGCAAGAAATGTGGTTCGTGTAAATGATGGTAACGATAGCAATAACAAGAGTGATTTAGTAATGGAAGAGACAAAACATTATCCAATGAAGTTTTATAATACTTCCATTTCAAAAGATATAGAAAGATTTAATGCTCCTGTTGTATTGACATTGAATCCAGGTAAAATGACAGACTGTGATATTCATATACTGTACCCCATACCTAAAAATTTGATGTTTGTTCGGGTAAGAACAAACACTTGGAATTTGGGTTTAGTACGTAGGGCTATCGAATACTATGCAGAAAATGATATAGCTGTTGTTCTTACATTTATGGCATATTATTCTTTAGAATCCATACCTGAAGAACATAGAAGTAAATATATTTATCGTAAGAGAACGTTGAATTCTTACTATGCGATTACAACTGAAGCTTGGAGAAGTGTAATGCAGAATTTTGAGGATGAAATTCGAGTTTATAGTTGTGGTAAGATGGAAGGTGAAAAGGGAAAAACATCTTGTAAATATTGTGGAAATTGTTTGAGAGAGTACTTTGCAACTCAAGATAAAATGTTTCCTGCTGTATAAGTCAAAATATAGGTGAGACATGGCATACTTAATGGTTGATAGAGGTAGAGTTTTAACTACGAATGGAATTGTAATAGAAGGTGTGAAATCTATTAATCTGACTCGGGATCCTGTTAGCCGATATATTGAATTGGAAGTGAGAGCTGTCACATCTGACATGGAACTAGTAAAAGCATCTAAAACACCTGATAATATATTATCACAATTGGATAAGCTAGCAACTGATAAAGCCAGAAAAGAATTTGAGGTTGAGGTTGAAGAAGTATTGATTATGGAGTTTCATGAGCTTAGAATGTTATATGGTCCAGAGCCATCTGAATTAGTGAGTAAAATTATAGATATTGCCTTGGAGACAACAAGACATCGTTTGTATCAAAAAAGAGATGAGCTAAAAAAATTAAATGTGGACATTTGTACTCAGGGAATTAAACCTGATTATTATGCATCAGAGGGTCTTTTAAATTCTATGCAGGATTATCTTAGTGAGACGTTCAGAAGTAATCCTTTGACTATACCAAACACTCCACGTTCTAACACTAGAGATTTGGATTGGACTTATCATGACTAAAATAAAACTAGAGATAACAAATTCTGGAAAAGTTATAGCCCCTTCTTTTTGTCCATATGCAGAGAAAGAACTGGTAGAAGGTACAAAAGTAACAAATAATGAGAGATTAATTGTTCGTCCAGGGTTATGTTGTATATGTAAGTTATGTCAATTTGTTCCTACTGATATACCTATCATTAAAGAAATTATGCAATCTGAGAAAGATTCTATTGCTATTTATCTTACTCAACAGAATAAGAAAGTGGCTAGTGCAATGCTAGCCCAGTTTCAATATTTAGTAAAAGAGGAAAAATCACCTATAGCAATGATTATAGTTTGGAATCTATTGCAAGAAGCTTTGAAATCGGTTATAGAAGATATAGATAGAATGAAGCAACTCGAGCAATATTTTCTATTGAATGACGTGGCAATTTGTTATTGTATGGGTTGTCCTGTATATGTATCAAAAAAACTGTCTAAAACATTATTACAAGTTGTGGGTGAGATATATTGGAGAGTTTGATATGTGTGTAGGATTACGTATTGGAACAAAAGTGACATGTGAGATATATGCTTATGAAAAGGTACGTAATAGAGTAAGGAAAATTATAGGTAAGAGAGTGATACATGAAAAAGACGTTTATCATGTCCTATACAGACTCAGGCCTGGGAGATGGGTTCATAATTCTTATGTAAATAAAATACTTACTAAAAAAGATATAAAAACTTTATGTGATTGTTTAAAGAAAGAGGATTGAAATGGGTTGTAAAAACACATGTTATATTACAAAATCTGTAGCTCAGCAAGTTTTGATGTCCTCTATAATTATAGCTAATGATTCAGAATTAGAGGCAATGCTTCAAGCATTGCCTGAATCTACATTTAGAAATTACATAATAGATGATTGTGGGGATGATCGAGATGATTTAAAAACTATAATTAGTGTAAAAGATTTTTATGAGAAATTAATATGAGTAAAATTTTAAAATATCCTAATCCTAATCTTATAATACCATCTCAAACTGTAACTGCAGAGTTATTTGGATCCGCAGAATTAGAAGAATGTATAAAAGAGATGAAGTGTGTATTGAAGGAGAGGAAGAAAACAGCATTAGGTTTGGCAGCTGTTCAGATAGGAATAAGGTTTTCAATATTTATTTTACAGAAAGATCTTGAAATATTTTGTAATCCTGTTGTAAGGGAATATATAGGAGAATCATATAAAGCTTTGGAAGGATGTTTATCTTTAGAGGAAGGCAAATTTTATGAGGTAGATCGATATCCCGGTATAGTTTTAAAGTATCAGCGTAAGAATGGTAAAGAGGTTACGAGAAGATTTTCAGGATTGGAAGCTGAAGTAATTCAACACGAGAACGATCATATTTATGGTGTATTGGTTAATGGAGCTGGAAGAAAGGAAATAAAGAGTAACATTTTTGGAGATAAGGACGAAAATGAATTAAATGAATTTTTTAAACAGGTAAAAGAGAAGGAGAAACAAAATGCTAGTATCGCAGGCAGTAGTTTGGATGCCGACAATTCATTGTGATGCATGTGGGGCAGAAGTAGCAACTAGGGATTCTATACCTCATGTTAAAGGACATGATTTTCAGTATCAATTAGCTTTCTTCTGTAGTGTCAGATGTATGTCTCTTGGTGGAAATATGGATGTTGTAGAAAAAGATCCACAAATTACTACATTAAATTAAGGGAGTGTTATGAATTTTCATAGTAAAGCATTGGCTATGGCACATAGTTTAACTGCATTGTCTCCAGGTCTTTCATTTGGATATACTGATATACATACTAATCCACTTCGTCAGGATAGATTAAAGAAGATGAAGCACTTAGGTCTTAAGAATATGAAACAATATCGTAGGTGGGAAAAAAATAAGCATAAGACTAAAAGAAACTCAGTAGATGACATCCTTACCATCCCCAATTCAAATATACTAACGGGGAGTTGAGAATATTATGAAATATACCTGTATGAGATACCCTCATGGAACTAGTTATTCAGCATTTGGGTCTTTGTTAGCTTGGTATTTAGGAGATGAGCATGCACAGAGATTGGGCAAATGGATTGATTTTTATTGTAAAGTATTTAAAATTGATGTAACTAAGTTTCATATTCAATATCCAACATAGGAGTAGTTATATGGATAGGAAAAAATATGAAGAAGATCTTAAACAAAAACAAGCAGAACATTTAAAAAATGTTCGTGGTGGTAGAAATGATATAAATTGGCAGCCATGTTTACATGATGGCTGTGAATCGTGTCATGGTACTGGTGTAAAGTTAGATGGTAGTAGATGTTTTCACAATATAAGTTGTCCATGTCCAAAATGTAGACCTTCTTTTATATAGTATAATAATATTGTAATTTTTAAAGGAGATGATTTTATGTCGCAATTTATATCTAATTTTGGTTATGATGATGAAGTTTTATTTAAATTAAATTTATTGCAATCTTATAGAGGTAAAATAGTATCAGTAGAATTTCATAAAGAATCTGGTATTAAATATGGGATATTAGCAAAAATAGATGATGAAATTGACAGGTTTATTTGGGTCGAGGAGAGGTTTGTGTCTTTAGGCAATAATATTTTAACAGCGGAGGCTCCTCCTATAACAGAAGAGCTCATAATTGAACATTAAGGAAAATAAAGTAATGGTAATTAAAATAGCAAAAGATCTGTCATTACCTTTAGATGCAGTTACTCAATCCATAGGGATACTAGCTAAGAGACGGGCGGGTAAATCTTATACGATGAGAAAAGTTGTAGAGGAATTATTAAGATGTAACCAACAGGTAGTACTAGTTGATCCTAAAGGGGACCAGTGGGGTATTAGATCTGCAGCAAATGGTAAGGATCCAGGGTATAGTATTATCATACTTGGGGGAGAGCATCAAGATGTACCCTTAGAAGTAAACTCAGGTGAGATTGTAGCTAAATTAGTAGTAGAAGAGCATGTAAGTATATTGCTTGATCTATCTTTATTTAGAAAGCATGAAGTATCTACATTTATGACTAGTTTCTTAGAGAATCTTTATAGATTGAAGGCTAAGGAGAAATATAGAACTCCTATGATGCTGGTAGTAGATGAAGCTGATGCCATAGCTCCGCAGCGTCCTCAGAAAGGTGAGGAGCGTATGCTTGGAGCAATTGAAGATGTTGTAAGACGGGGAGGACAGCGGGGTATTGGATGCTGTCTTATTACTCAGAGATCTGCAGTATTAAATAAGAATGTGTTGACTCAAATTCAAATATTGATAACACTTAGGACTATAGCTCCTCAAGATCTTGCTGCAATGAATGCTTGGATAGAGGTTCATGGTACTATAGAACAACAAAAGACATTGATGGGATCTTTACCGTCATTACCAACAGGGGATGCCTGGTTTTGGTCTCCAGGATGGCCAACTGAGGTGGGTATATTTCAGCGTTCTCATGTATTACCCATAACTACGTTTGATTCAGGGGCTACACCGAAACCGGGTGAAAAGCGTGTAGAGCCTAAGAAAGCTGCTGAGGTAGATCTTGAGGCTTTGCGAAGACAGATGGAAGCTACAATTGAGAGGTCCAAACAAAATGATCCAAGTGAGTTGAAAAAGAGAATCAGACAGCTTGAACAGGAGATTAAAGTTAATACAAAAGCTACAATATTACCTTCTAATGAATATCTATTGAAGTTAGAAGAAAAGATAAGACAAAAACTATTACAGGAGTTTGTTGTAGTAGATAAACAATATAATAAAATTGTGGAACAACAAAATGATAAGATAAGTAGGGCTATTCAAGTATTGGGGGGTGGTATACAGGATCTTAAATTAAGCAGGATGAAGGAGTGTCCATCAATTACTCCAATATCTATAAAAGAAATTCCAGAACGAAGATTTGGTGTAATTAAGTCTTATCGTAGGGATATTAATAACGATATTTCTGGATTTAAAAAAGATAACGATAGAATTAATAATGGTGATGAAATAAGGCTTAGAGCAGGTGTAAGAAGAATGCTTGAGGCTTTGGTTCAATGGTCTCCAGAAGGTATGGCTGAATCACAGATGAGATCTCATGCTGGGTTAAAGAAGTCTGGGACATATTCAGCTTATATGACTGATCTAAGACATAGTGGATTCATTGAAGAGAGGAATGGTTTAATATATGCCACATCTGCAGGTATTACTTATATAGGCCATGATATTCAGGCACCCACAAATACTCAGGAAGTAATGGATATTTGGCTACCTAAGTTACGGTTAGGGGCTAGACGTATGCTAGAATGTCTTGTTAGTCATATGGGTGAGTATATACCTGATGAGCAGCTTCAACAGGAGGCAGAATTGGCTAATTCTGGAACTTACAGCTCATATAAGACGGATTTGAGGACAGCTCGACTAATTAAATCTAAGGCAGGTTTAATAGCAGCAGATAAAGAAACTTTATTTTTATAAGTATTGACTTAGCATAGTATTTTTATTAAATTTCTTATGAAGGATTTAAGGAAAATACTATATGATAGCATTACTTTCTTTTATATTACTTCTTTGTATTTTAAGTAAAGATAGTGATTCTTCTGTATTTGCATTTATTGGAATAATAGGTTTGAGTATTTTTATAGTTATACTAATGATTGCAGAACCTAAAGCAATAATACCCATAGCTATATTTATATTACTAATGGGGTATGCTCTTTATCGTTTACAAAAGTAATTTATAAAATAGGAGTGATTATGAAAAAATTATTGTTACTTAGCATCTTAGCAGGTATTGTTGTAATTGGTGGTGTAGTATTTTTAAATCATCAGCTTAAAGATTTAGATTTTGAATTAGATTTTAGTGAGGATCTTAGGGGGAATGATAAGTAATGAAGATTATATTTTTAGATATTGATGGAGTTTTAAATTCTATGGATTATCTTCATGCATATTATGCTGTTCAAGAATCTAGAAAAGAAGATATTAAACATTTTGATAAGTACGGGGATTGCTTTGATCCGAGATGTTGCATGCATCTTGAAAGTATAATAAGACAAACTAATGCAAAGATAGTTATATCTTCGGTGTGGAGGTTTAGTGGATTATCTATTATGCAACAGATGTGGAGAGATAGAGGTATTTTTGGTGAAGTTATTGATATTACTCCTTCCATTGTTAATTCAGTTCGAGGTGCGGAGATTGAGGCTTGGCTATCCACACATAAAGATGTAGAATCCCATGTTATACTGGACGATGATACTGATATGTTGGGTAATCAAAATAATAATTTTGTTAAGGTAGATGAGAGATATGGTATAAATTATAATGATTCATTAAAAGCTATTGATATATTAAATGGAGTAAATAAAAATGTATAAGAAATATAATATGTTTATAATAATTTGTATATCATTAGCCTTTATATGGGTATATTATTTAGAGGATAGTATAAAGTGTATCTCTGTGAAGAATAACATAGTTATTGATACTTTGGTTAATAAGAGTGAATTTATATGTGTAAAAAATCAAGTTATTAGGTTTAAAAGTGATTTGGATACTGTGAGATTGAAGATGATAAATAATGATACTACTGATATGTTTCAGGATACTCTTATTTTATACTTGACTGATTTTAATGAGGTATTTGCAGAAGATTATCCTTGGATTGTAAGAAGAGTAAAAGATAAATTAGCAGGTAAGGATCTTAAATAAAAATTCTAATAATTATAAATTAAAGGATATAGTTATGAATCAAGACACGAATGAAACTATGCAGGGGGAAACTTTTGCGAGTAAAGAGGAAGCAAAGAAAAAAATGATAGAAATAATAAATTCTAATCCTGTAAGCTCAGTGTTAATTTGTTTCGTTGAGGGGGTGGAAAATAAAGATCATGTAGATGTTATGTCTATATATAATAATATGAACGGTGCATACATGTTGCATGCACTAGAGTGGTTGGCATATTCAATATTTAAAGCCCCCGCATTAAAATATTCAGGGTATCCTTTTATTATGCAATCTATTTTAAATGCATGGAATAAACTTCAGGAGGACCAGGCAGCTGAAAAGTCTGCCATAATAGTTCCAGATAATGGGACTGTAGATCCAATTATTACTCCAAATGTGGGTATTGAAGGGCATGAAGGAATTTGATTATCTATATAAATAACGCTCACTAAGTGAGCAATTTGTTGTATATTAAATAAAGGAGGTTTTATGAAACGCTTGTTATTTGTAAGTTTATTTGTGTTGTTACTGGCCAGTGTGTCTGTCTCGGCATATGATCCTGGTGTATATGAAAATATACATATTACATTGCTTACCAATGTGCATGGTAGCGGATATACAACCTGCACATTTGGATATATTAATGATGCAGATACAATGATATATATTTCAAATGATGACCCATATTTTTTAATAACATTACCAGCAAGATCTAGTTGGAGCTCATCACTGACTAATCTTCAATATTTTTATCCTGGAACTCATAACACATTGTATGGTCCAGAATTTCCCGTTGATAGTGGAAAAACAATGTGGATTAAGTTCCCCACGTTTAAAAGTCCTGGAGTTTTAAATGAAGTAATAGTTAAGATTGGTAATGATTCAGTTATTATTAACAGAGATACAGAACCCAGAGTTTTGCCTGTAGAATTGACATCTTTCACAGTCAAACTTACTGGTAATACTGCCCAGCTTAATTGGGTTACTGCGACAGAGTTGAACAATAGTGGTTTTAGAGTCGAACGTAGTATTGAGAATACAGATAACTGGGTATATGTTACATTCATTGAAGGTAGAGGGACGAGTGATGTAGAGAATTCTTATTCATATAAAGATGAAAGCCTTTCTCCTAATGCATATATCTATCGTCTTATTCAGATTGATAATAATGGAGTTGAAACTGTATATATAGCCAATCAACCAAAAATAGATGTTGGGGTAAGCGGTGAACTACGACTTGGAAATAATTATCCAAATCCATTTAATCCTTCTACAGAGATCAGATTCTCAGTTCCTCAGGATGGGTATGTATCATTGAAGGTTTATAATGTGATTGGACAGGAGGTGGCAATTTTATTCTCAGGTCAGGCCCAAGCAGGTCATTATATTATAGCTACATTCAATGCTCATTGTCTGGCATCAGGAATATACTTTGCACGGCTGCAATATAAAGAACAAAGCTTGGTACAAAGAATGTTGTTAACTAAATAGAAGTCAAGTGGTGGTTGTTAATTTGATTATTTTGGTTTCCCTTGTAAGCTATTATCGTTTGGTAATAGCATATGTTAATTCAAACACTGAATCACGCCATAAAAGGCTAGAAAACGGCTCGATTGATAAACAAAAAAAACAGGAAAAACGCCATTCGGACAAAATACGGACATGGATAATGCTGGTTCGAGTCCAGTCTTGGGAACTATGAAAAATATTAATTAAAAAGGGCCGACATGAAAGTAGAAATTGTATATACTCCGGAAGAGCAATCTCTTATAAATAGGCTGGATACACCTGAAAAGGTGCAGCGGTTTATAGATAAAAATATTACCTATGATGGAGGGGATACCATCAAATCTTTTCGTAGAGTATTGAAGTCAAATAGAGCTCATTGTTTAGAAGGGGCTCTATTTACTGCTGCAATACTTTCACAACATAAATATCCACCATTGATTCTATGTTGTGAGGCCAGGGATATGGATCATATGTTATTCGTCTATAGAAAGGGGGGTATGTGGGGTACTGTTGGCCAAGCCTTACATAAGGAGTTAAAGGGAAGAGAACCTGTATACCTTACCCTGCGTGATTTAGTTCTTTCTTATCTTCCATACTATTGGAATGGGGATTCTAAGAAACCTGATAGGGAAACAGATCTTACATTGAGGGGATACACAATAGTAGACTTAGCTATATTTGAGGAGAATTGGATTACTGCTAAGGAAGAATTACATGTAATTAACTCATATCTTTACGAGATACCTCATCGATGGTTGTTTCCTAAGAATAAGGATAGTGTATTTTATAGATGTAATGATAAAGGTGTAATAACCAATCTATGAATTACATGATAAGATTACAAAATATAAAGGTAGTAGCAATATTAGTGCTTAGTATTTTATTTATAGTAATAGGTCGTTTGGAATTTTTAATTAATCCAGAACTATTCCGTGAAGATTTATGGATATTTAGCTCTCAACGGAGCTCATTGATGGCCTTTATTACACCTTATAATGGTTATTATCATCTTATTCCAAGAATTATTGCATTCTTAACCGATTCCCCTCTATTGTATTCTTGGATTAGTTTTGGTATTACCTGTATAGTCTTTATTAATATTTTATCAAGTAGAATAAAATTAAATGATGACATAAAATGTGTAATGATGTTTTCTCTTGCTATAGTATCGATAACATATTCAGAGATATTATTTAGTATAAGTTACTTGCAATGGATTTTAGCTGTAGCTCTTATCATGTTATTTATAAAAGAATATCCTAAAACCAAGTGGCAATCTATTGGAGATAATTTACTTGTGTTATTTGTAGGATTATCAAGTGTTTTTGCTATTATTTTAATACCATTATATATTTTGTGTAGGAGAGATTTATTAGTTACTGTTTGCATAAGTACTACAATACAATTAATAGGTATTACATCAATTCCACCATTTACACATTCAGTTGATATAGTTCATTATATATTTATTGTACCTCACAGAACTATAGGTCAAATGTTAGGAATATCAAATTTATTGATCTATATGAATGTATTATACTATGTTATATTATTATCTTTCATGTATTATGGAAGGAAGGTAAAAGAAGTTTCTATATTTATTGCAATACATTTTTTATTTTTGATAGCTGCATTATTTAGGTTATCTGAAAATTTTTTTATGGTAGATTGGTTTGGTGGTGGGGATCGTTATTTTTTCATACCAAGCTTAATGTTGTTTTGGAGCGGGGCTTTAACTTATGGTGAAATCGGAAAGGAAAGATTGAAAATTATGCTATTTTAGCCTAAAATACACTAAAATTATACTTTTGTAAGTATTGACTCATATGATTAATATGTGTATATTATATCAGAGAACAGAATGAAGAAACAAATTAATTAACTAATTATTGTTCTCAATATAATAGGAGGATTTTACAATGAAAAGTACAAGCAAATATTTTGAGTGGAATAATTTATATGAATTTATTACTCGATTGTGTTTGTCTCTATTATTTATTCTTGTATTAAGTTCTTGTAAAGAAAGTAGTCCTGTTAGTTCTGATACAGAGGATCCAGTTGATACTAATCAATATATCACAAATGAAGTTATCCTCAATCTCTCACCTGCAAACAATGCTACAGATATACCATATTCATCTGTAATTCTCAAATGGGCGTATCCAAATACAAATAATGACACACTTCTCTACGATGTTTACTTTGGGAATGATAGTACATTAATCTCTGTTACATATGAAAATTTAAATGTAGATAGTTTATATGTCAATAATCTTTTAAGCAATACATATTATTATCGGAAGATTGTTGTAAAAAATAATAAAGGCATTTTAGCAACAAGTGATGTATGGTCATTTAAAACTGAAGCTGAAGTAATTCCTGTGATAACAACAGATATGGTATCAATTACTGGAGGTACATTTAGTATAGATACGGTTAATATTGCTATCAGTAATTTTAAGATAGACAAATATGAAGTAACATACCCCATATGGACTGAGGTGAGGGATTGGGCAATATCTCACGGGTACTCCGATTTGGCTTCAGGATCGGATGGACGTAATCCTAATGGGACAAATAATCCTGTTGTAGGAATAAGTTGGTATGATGCTGTAAAATGGTGCAACGCTCGTTCTGAAAAGGAAGGATTTACTCCCGCATATTACACAGACAGTACGAAAGCAACAGTATATCGTATAGGATCTATTGATATTAATATAGATGCTGTGAATTGGGCAGTTAATGGCTATCGTTTGCCTACAGAGGCAGAGTGGAACTTTGCAGCTCGAGGTGGTAACAATAGTATGGGCTATACATACAGTGGGGGAAATGATATTGAAGCCGTAGCATGGTATAGTTTGAATGCTGGGTCTACTACTCATGATGTGGGATTGAAATTGCCTAATGAGCTTGGACTCTATGATATGAGTGGGAACACGGATGAATGGTGTTGGGATTGGTATACTACCGTTTATCCAAATGGAGGTAGTGTAGACCCAAAAGGCCCATCAACAACACAATCTCTTAGAGTGCTTCGTGGTGGTATATTCTATTGGGGTAAAGCTAATTGTGACATAGATTTTCGTAATGATAAGTATCCTAATGGAGTAGAGGGTTTTCATGGATTTCGCTGTGCTAGTTCTAAGTAATTTACTATGAAGAAGATTTTATACATATCGTTATTACTATTTGCAATCAGTCTGCCTATGAATGCTCAGGATACTGCATCTCACAGGCAGATTGTGAAATATTCCAAATGTATATATTGTAATGGAAGAGGCTATTCCAGTATCTGTTATAAATGCAGAGGTACTGGAATGGTAATTAAACTTTGCGTTACTTGTAGGGGTAGTGGCGTAAGAGGATATCATCCCTGTCTTGCTTGTAAAGGTATGAGAGAAACTCAATATACATGTTATACATGTGGTGGAACTGGAGTAGGTTCCAAATGTACACATTGTTACGGCAGGGGGATTATAAAGAAAGGAAATAAAAAAAATCATGAAAGATAAAAAGAAAATATTGCAGTATATCATTGATCACAAGGGATTGTGTTTTTATGGACATTTCGATTGCATAGATTGTCCAATCTATAATTATACTCAAAATTCAGTTTGCTTACCCAAGCTTTCTTTACAAAGAGCACAGAATGAATTGAAAAATTTATCTCAGAATAAAACAAGATGAACTCTAGTTTTGCAAGAGAGGGCTCAGCATATTTAACAACTTTAAAATTATGGATATCATAAAAAATATTAGGATAGAGTTCAAAGCAAAGAACAATGTGTTACTTACAAAACGTGAGCATCTCGGGTTAACGCAAACTGATATGGCTGAACAATTAGGGGTAAGTAAGAGTGTATATGCATCTGCTGAGAGATTCCAAAAAACAGCTAAGCATCATTTGGAAAAAATAGCATTTGAGATGAGGCTTGATCCGGCAGAACTATTTCCAGAATGGGCACAATCTTATGGATGGGCTTTAAATGAAGGGAAGAAATATTTTCTAGTAGATGACGAGGTGGGAAAAAGAATCATCGATCAAAGAGGTGATCCAATAATGTTGAAGTTGTTAAAAGAATCCTTTGATGAGGACTTGAGTGGTGTTTTGAAAAAATTGCCTGGACGGGAGGCGATTGTTATTAAGGAATACTTTGGTTTAGGTCAAGATAGGAAAACTCTAGATGAAATAGGAGCTGAATTAAATTTGTCTAGAGAAGTGGTAAGGGCAATTAAAGAGAAGGCTCTTCGACATATCAAGCATCGAGGAAGTGAATTAAGGCAATACTTAGGTGAAGAATTTCCTGTATAATAGATTATAGTTGTATAACTAACTAAATGTAACACATTTAAAGAAAGGTTTAAAATTATGTATACAGCAAGAGTTCAATTCAAGTCCTTAGAGAACAGTCCTATATCTTTCAGTCGGTTTCATGACACACCGAAAGAGTCAGGCAAAGAGTCTGATAAGGCATATGAAGCAAGAACTTGGCGGGAGAGATGTCATTACAATTCTGAGGGTTATGTTTATATACCTCCAACAGCTATAAAGAATTGCCTGGCAAATATTGCAAAGTACCTGAGTGAGAAGATCGAGGGTGAGGGTAATTGCAAATGGACAAAGAATTTCAAGGCAGGCATTCTTGTTACCGATCCTATTGAACTTCCTATTATAAAAGATAAGATAGAGGGAGAATGGTTACACGTGCCTTCTGATGGTCAAACCGGGGGAACAAAAAGGGTTATGAAATGTTTTCCTAAGATTGATAAATGGTCCGGAGAAGCTATTATATATGTAGTAGATGAGAAGATCACAAAAGATGTTTTAGAGCGTTATCTAAAACAAGCAGGTCTATTTGTTGGACTAGGAAGATTCCGTCCAGCAAGTGGGGGCTACTATGGTCGATTCGATGCAAAAATTGTAAGCTGGGAAAAGACCAAGAATTAAACTTTATTTAAAATTAGCTAGGTATGGTTTGGTCCGGTATAGTGTGGTCCGGTATGGTAGGGTGGGGTGAGGTAAGATAAGATAAGGGTTGTTTTTATATGAAATTATGGAATATTTTAAATTAACATGGTCAGGTCGGGTGTGGTCTGGTGGGATGAGGTAAGACACGATAAGTCAAGGGTTGTTTTTATAAAGGAAAAATAAAATGAAAATACTAGTGATAGGTGATATGCATGTAGGATCTCTGTATGGAATAGCTCCAAGACAGAAACTACAAAATGAATATCAAAAGTGGGTGATAGATAAATTCGAAGAGATGATACAGAAGAATATGGACATCGATTATCTTGCTCTAGTAGGAGACATTATAGACGGTTATGGAAGCAAGGACTCTACGGATAAGTGGGAAACAAATGTTGATAATCAAGTAAGTTATGCAGTACAACTTTTGCAACCCTTGCTTTATACAAAAAAGATAAAGGTGATAGGAGTAACGGGATCTGGGTATCATTATGGTAAAGGCACCGGATTTGATGGGGATCTACAAGTAACGGAGAAGCTTCATGGAGAACATAATAGGAGTTATTATTTATTGAATACTCCAGCAGGTACAATTTATTTTCATCATTCATCAAAGAATCCTGTAACAGAGCGTAAAATAATACATCAGAGATATTTTCATGGTCAATCTAAAATAGCTATGCTAGTGGGAGCACATCTGCATAGATATGAACATACAGATGATGGGGCTATACAGATTATTCATACCCCCTGTTTTCAATATCCTACTCCTTTTATGAGACTGGGTAATGCTGTATCTATAGGAGCATTGAATATTAATATTGATAGTAAACTGATATTACCTTCTCCTGTAATATTTCCTATACCTCAAGAAATAGAACAGAAAATGGGTGGTTACGAAGGTATTACTAAAGAGATAATTCAAAAGAGTTATGAGGAGGAGACAAAACTTATAGCCAAGGCAGCAAGGATGAGAGTATCTCAGGTGAGGAGGGTCAGGGAGATTATTGATACTGAGTGTATGTCTTCAATGCCAGGTATAAAAGTAAGCAATAAATTGAAAGCTCCTAGATCAAAGTATGTATAACTAATACGGTTTGGTGTGGTTAGGTTTGGTGTGGTTGGGTTAGGTGGGATAAGATACGATAAGTCAAGGGTTGTTTTTATATGAAACTGTGAATTATTTAAAATTAACATGTTCGGAGTAAGTTCGGAGTAAGTTCGGAGTAAGTTCGCAGTAAGTTAACTAGTGTCTAGGTAGTGTCTAGGTAGTGTCTAGGTAGTGTCTAGGTAGTGTCTAGGTTACGGTTGGGTGTGGTTCGTTTAGGTAAGGTTAGGTTTGATATGATAAGATTTAAAATGAGCCTTAGGTCAAAAGCCTAGGGCTTTTTTGTGTAGTTCTTCAATAATTAGACCTGCTGTAAAATGCTTCAAAAACATTGATCTACTTATACACTCCTTTACTATTTTTATATTTTAAACTTGCTTTTTTCACGCAGGATGCTATATATACTGTGAATGGAGGTTATATGCTAGTTAAAACCATGAGCATCGATCTGAATCCCGAGCAAGCTGAGCAAAAGCATTGCATTTCCTGTAAGAAATTATTTCTGATAAACATATTGAAGGATGATCTGTGTCCGGAATGCTATAAACTTAGTATGGGGGATATTGAAAATGAAAAGTCTGCAGAGCAGTGACGGATGTAAAGTTGTAACAATAGAAGATGAAACCACACTAAAATTATTTCGTAAAAAGTGGTTGGTAGGTTGGGTTTCTAGATTTGTTTGTAAGAAAATTGGGACTATGAACTATTATTTATGTGAGGCTTTTTTAAAAAGAGATAAGGTAGATCTAATCCTTAGAAAAGATGGGTTTATAGATCTGTTGGAGTCTTTTGATTCAAATATAGGTACAGTTAAAGTATACACTACATCTCAAGAACGAGCGGATCAAGTAGCCTATGAATATTTTACCAAGACATATCCAGAATATAGTAATCGAATTATAATACTTTGAAATTAAACAATAATAATATTTAATAAGGAATAAAATAATGCCTATACCGAGTCGTAGTATCTATGCTATGTCGGATTCAATGCAAAAGATTCTAGCAAATATCCGCAGGGATATAAAAAAACCCAAAGTAAAAGTATCGGAATTACAAGAGGATGAACAACATATTAAATTAGATTCAGCTATAGCCTCTAATCGATTTGAGTCCTTGGGGAGGGGACTTTATCGAGAGGCTTCAACAATGCAGAAGATTGGTGGGGTTTGGGCAGTTAAAGAGTTTGAAAACCCAGAGACGCATCAGCAAGAGAAATGGTTAGTATCTTATCAGGATAGTGACGATGATATTGCTTTGAAGGTGGCCAACGAAGTATTAATAAAGACTGCTGAGCTAGATGACGCAGGTCTAGGTGTGGGTAAAGTCATTGTTAGATTGCATGTAGATAGTGCTACTGATGCTCCAACTGTTACCGATCCATTTGATATAACTAGTATGCTTGAGAGTGGAGATTTTAAAGATACTATCGTTGAGTTTGATGATGGTAGTTCCACAATGGCGGGTGCAATAAGTGGACAGACATTTGATGTTACTGGTGGAGGTAGGGTTACAGTTGCAAGTAAATATTCAGTTGCAAGTTTAAGTAAGGATGCTGACTTAAGGACAAAAGAAAATAGAGGTTATAGACATAAGTATGCAGATCCTTGGACCATAAAATATATTACAATGGAAGGAAGTGAAGATCATATTACCGATCCTGTAGAGATTAAAGAAATATTGTCTAGTATTGAGAATGATCCTATAATACATTTTTATAACGATGATGCATGCAAAGCTTCTTCTTTATCAGGACAAGTTATTTTAGTTGACCTTCCAGAAAATAATCGCATAACAATAGCATCATTAAATAAAACTGCAGCTGATAAAATTCCTGATCCAAAAGATATTCCTATTGCTCAGGGTATTAAATCAAAAAATATTACAATGGATGAGACAGGTGCGGGTGGTACAGCCAAGGTCACAATTGAATTTACGGATCCTGCAAAGGGATTAGATTTTTACAAGAATAATGTTGGGGGCGGGAATGAGAAACCTGCAGAAGCTCCAAAAGAAGAAGCACCAAAAGAGGAAGCTAAAGAACCCGAAGGGGGACCAAAGGCACAGGCTCCTGTCCCAGAGGTCCCACAGGTGCCAGCACCTAATTCTGGGGGTATGGGTGGTTTAGCTCCTATGTCTAGTGTTCAAAACTATACTCGAGGTGGGAAACAGAATATAATGATCACTCTTGAGAAAGTTGCTACAGATTATATGAGTGGTGAAGGTAGGATTGATAATAGAATTATTAAACACAGAGATAAAGGTAGCTATCCAAAACCAGTACTTCCTCATGAACTAGATATAAGCAGGTTCAAAACCAAAGAATGGCCTGAATCTGTAAAGAGGGATGAGGAAGCACTTGATGATAATATACCTATAAGTGAGAGGGGTATAAAAGATAAATTACCAAAAAGTGTTGTCATTCCTGATGTAGAAGATCTTCTTGAGGATGACGAAGATGCATATAGTTTTATCAATGAAGATGGTCAGAAAGTTACATTATCTTGGAAGAAAAGACTTCAGGTAGGTGATACATTTTTACGTCCCGACACTGGTGTAGAAGCTCGAGTAGCGGGTTACAAGGAAGTTAGTTATGCTGATAATGATGATATCATAGCCGTTCTTGCAGCTGATGAGGGTGTTGATCTTCCTTTTCATAGGAGCCGCGTGGATTTTAAGGGTAATCAGCATTATTATGATAATAAGGGTGAATATCATAATAGTGAAGGTCCTGCATTTGTAGGTTACGATGGAAGCCAGCAGTATTTTAAACATGGCAAATTCCATAATGATAAAGGTCCAGCAGTAGTGTCTCCGGATGGTTCTGTAAAGTATTTCATAGATGGTGAATGTATGACAGAGGCTGAGTTTGTACAAAGAACAAAAGCTCCTGTGGAACAATTAGCAGCTGATATAATCAATACACATCCTTGTCCAGGATGTAAGAAGCTAATTGAATGGAAAGATGATCTTAATGATATGTGTCCGAAGTGTGGCTGTAAATATCATAGTGTAGATCAGAAGAGTGATATAAATATTATGGCCACAACTCAAAGCATAGCCGATATGGTTTCAACAGAGACTTCTATTGAGGGTATAACTGAAGCTATGATCAATGAGGGTGTTATCATAGAGAAAGAACATACTACTGATGACAAAGTTGCAAGGCAAATAGCTATTGATCACTTAGCTGAGGATAGAGATTATTATAAGAAACTGAAGAAGGTTGAAGCTTTAAACTTTGGTACAGAGGCTGAACCTGATGTTGAGGTTCCTACGAAAGTGGATCCTGATGTAGAAACACCAGAGAAAATAACTCCGGTAGAACCTAATAGAAGTCCTTTCAGAGGTCCACAAAGAGCTCCCGAGTATTTACCAGGACCTAAAGCTATAGGGAAAGTATAAATGAAAATCGCATTATCATGGGATATACCTGAGCTTAAATTTGATAGTAATTTTAAATTTAGGGGTAGGGATGTTAAAATTATAGAAGATAGAGTTCGTGATCGTGATAAAAACTTATATTATTATGAGTTTAGATCCGATGATGAAAATTGGAGTGTACCTATTACCCTTGAACGGTATGTATATGTTAACTTTTGGGGTACAATGATTACCAAAGATCCTATAGTAGGGTTAGAAGATAAAGATTCTTATATAGAATTATCTGATAAGGAGATTGAGGAAATTAGTAATTTAGATGATGGTGAAAACCTCTCCTGGGACATTAAACCTATAGAAGTAGATCCTAAAAAAGTAAATTTACTTTATGCTATATACTGTGTGGAAGCTGTACTACCTATATTTGAATCTAAATATCCTAATGATAGCAGACCTAGGGCAGCAATAGAGGCAGCAAAAACTTGTCTTAAGAATCCTAGTAAAGAAAATAGAGATAAAGCTTATTCTGCTGGTTATGCTGCTACTGCTGCTACTGCTGCTGCTGCTGCTGCTGATGCTGCTCGTGCTGCTTATTATGCTACTGCTTATGATGCTGGTTATGCTGGTTATGCTGCTAATGATGCTGCTGCTAGTGCTATAAAATATGCTAAAAGAGCTGCTGAACAGGTTAATAAGAATATAGATTTTGATAGTTTACTAGCTAAAGCAGAAAATGATATATGGGAATATACACAAGAAACTACTAGTAGTTTGAGATTTGCAGCAGTTCAATACAACCCTGAACGAGAAGAGAGAATGCATCCTGAAATTGAGGAGAAGATCAACACAGGTCAATCTTTGCATCATGGTAATGCTTCCTTACCTGAAGGATATGTAGAACAGAATGCTTCAAATACATTTAATAAGAATGTAGAACAAGTTAGAAATACATCAGGTACCAGTGCCGACGAAGCATATCATAATGTTAAGAATTTAAGAAAGCAGATCCAGGCAATAGAACAACCTCGAGCTCAACAGTTGGAGCAGTTAGCTATAAAGATAGTTGAAGAGCAGATGGGTATTCAACATGGGGAGGTTGATTGGGATATTAAGTTAGGTAAACGAGAAGATATAGATCCAGATCAATTCCAAATAGAGAATAAGACTGAGCCTCCACAGATTCCTTCACAGGATCTGGGTGGATTTCAGATTAGGCAGTTTGATGAAGAAGATATTAAGAGGGAAGTAGACAAGCGTAGAATTATAAATAGTCTATCTCAAGGAGCTGCACAAAAGGCGAAGAATATGTTTTTCTTTGCTCAACAAGAATTGAATCAGATATCTCCTCAGTTGACACAATTGTATAAACAATATATTCCTTTGACTCAGTATAGATATTGGGTTAAAGGAGATCCAGCAGAGACACCACAGATAGGTGGATCTACATCGTTCTCTATGGATGGTGAAGAGGGCGAAGAAAAGAAGCCTTGCATCCATGCTACAGCTACAAACTTTGTAGTCTTGCTGGCCGAGATGGTTAAAGGTGCTATGGAACTCGTGGCTTCGCTTGGATTGCCTGATGAAGATATTACTCCTCATGTATTTAAGGAGACAGAAGATTTAAAGAATGAACGTTGGGATATTAGATTTGGGCAAGATTATTGGGATAAGCTATTACAGGCAATGAATATTGCAGACCCTCGTAAGAGAGCTATGATATTCGAGCAGATAGTTAAGCTTCCGGCAGAGCAATTTAATTCATTAATGAAAGGTGTATTGTCCGGAGATCTTGCAGCTAAGCAAAAAATCCAAGAGATGGTTGATAATCAGCCAGAGGAAAATAATACTACGCTTAGTTGGGATAAGGATATTCATTTTTATGATTACCACCGTATGATGAAGGACAAACATAAAAATGAGGAAATTATACCTAATGATTATTCAAGACTGCCATGTGCTTCTGAGGGAATATCATTTGTGTGTTCTAAGTGTGGAAAAAGATATTATAGTAAGCCACATGGGTATTATAATGGAAATCCAGTATGCGGTATTTGTTTGTCAGACTCAAATGACGATGATGATTTTATTGAAGATAATAATGATTTATTGCTTGAGTCTAGTTTAAAGAAAGGTAGTATTCAGAATGATAAATATTATGTTGTTTATCGTGATAAGAATAACAAAATAAGATTGGTAGATAATGTGGCCTATGATCATTATGTGGATGCTTTAAGAAAGGAAGTAGATTTTAGAGTTAAAAATGGTCTTGATTATGGGATGACATGGGTAAGACGTGGTGATAATATGGATTCTGATCTAAAAATATTTGATGAAAACACAACGCTATCTTGGGATATCGAAGAGAAAGATAATACAATAAGTGTTACAAGAGAAGATTTGAAAGAGTTAGAAAGACTTTATAATGATTGTCCTGATGGTGGTGTATTCAAATTTAAGGGTCAAGATGTTTTAAAGTCATATGCAAAGTATTTGATAGAATATTTAAAAATGCAATTTAATAATAAAAGAAGTGAGGCACATATGGAACGTAATCAAGAAGTAGTAGCTGCTTTGATGGCAGAAGCTAAAGTAGTTAAAGAGGATGGTAAATATGATGTTAAATGTCATGGTAAAACATATAAGCATGATACAAAAGAAGAAGCTAATGCACAAGAAAGGGCTATACAAGTGAATAAACATAAAGCTTTTGATGTAGATCCTAATGCTCACAGCGATAGAGATATGATTCAGGAGAATTATGGTGATAGATTCAGCAAATTCAAAATAGGGGATAAAGTAACATTGAATCCTGATACTATTGAAGAGGCTGCAAGTACTCCTAATGATCTTTTGAATAATAATGTCAGAGAATTTTTAGGTAAAACAGGAATGGTAACAAGTCTTCATGCAGGTGATATGAATGATATTCATGTTGATTATGGTAACGGAAAAGGCTTAGGACTAGATGCTAAGTACTTTATAAAATCTGAGCATAATCAATCAGGTGAATCCGATATCTGGACCAAGGGTAGCTTTGTTAAACAATATCTTCCTAAGTCTCGTATGGCAGCTGATATTTCTGACTCAGTTCCTCCGATGGGTTGGGAAAATGATGAGAGTAAGAAAGACCAACCTACAGGTGCCGGAGCTCCATTGCCTCCGAATCAGAACTTGCAAAATGAACAACCAACACAGAATCAAAAGCCCGCAGATGCTAATGTATTGTATGATTCTAATAAAGATACGGGGCAACAAATACAAACAACTGTAATTCCAAAGACAAATGGTAAACCTGCAGAAGTTAATATTAAGTTTGTAGATAGTCCTGAAGAGCAGGCTTTGAATGAAGCTATTGGTGCTCCTCCGCAAGCCCAGGCAGCTCCGGCTCCAGGTGCGGGACTTGGTAATCCTCCACAGAAGCCTAATACACAAGTGAATCCAAACGGTGAGCTTGGCGAGAAAGAAGTTCCGATAAGCTTCTAATTATTATGAATGAGATAGCCGAACATACTGAAACTCAATCTTGGGATATACCCTTTATAGAACCTAAAGTTTATCATGTAAGGGGTGGATTATTATATGGTGTTCCTGTATTAATTCTACCTTGTAGTCCTTCTTTGAGTAAGAGTGGGGGTAGTGTATGGGCTATATGGTGTAGAACATTTGATGAGGCTGTTAAATACTTTGATGAATCGGGGTTGGAATTTTGTGAGGATGCTGGTAATTTTAAATGGAATAAATATGAAACTGGTAATTTAGTGGTTGCTGTAAGAGAATATTTGAACAATGATAATGTTGACTGGGATATGGACTCTATAGAATATGATAAATTAAGCATAGAAGACAAACATTCTTGGGATATACCATTAGAAGTTACTGTAGGTACGGTAGTGGAGGATATTAGTGAACTCATTAGTAATGCTCAAGTGGGGCAGGTGTGGAGTGGTGGTGGGATTGGGTGTATATATCTTAATATATGTCCTAATTTTGATGCTGAGGGGTCAGGAGTAAAGTCAGATTATCATCTGGCTGCGTGGACGTTTCCAAATTGTGCTTGGACATTTACAATAGATGAAAAGGTAAATCAAGCATGGTCTGATTGTATAGTAATTAAAGATTCCTTTCCTATGAGGTTAGTTAAGACTGATAAAACATTTGATAATATAAAGCAGTCCTGGGATTTACCTGAACCGGATTTTAAAGTTGGAGATCTTGTAGAATCTTTAATAGAGGATAATCTTGATGCAGGTGAGATAGATGTAGGTTCTAGAGGTACTGTCGAGTCTGTTTCTGAAAATGGGGATATGGTTGAAGTGGAGTGGTTTCATTTACCTAAATGTAGTTGGTATTGGGGTAACAAAGAATATTTAGGATGGACAACAGATGTAGAATCTATTCGTAAAGTAGATGATGAGCAGACTGATGCTGAGAAATTTGGATGGGATATTGAATTACCTGAACCTGAAGTAGGTCTTGTTGTGAATACAATTGAAGAGTTGGGGGAGGTTATTCGTCCGGGACAACATTGGAGTAAATCTATTTTTGGTGAGTTTAATACGAAAGATTTATACACGGGTAAGGATTGTAAGGTTTTGGATTATAATTTAAAATATTATGAAGGAACTAATGGTAAATGTTACATATTAATTAATGCATCTAATGCTTCTTATATAATATGTAAATATATGTATGTATATCCAGATAATTTTCCTTTAAAATTAGAGAATACTAATAAAAATATACCAAGTGAAGTATGGATTAATTCTAAAAACCTCTCACCTGTGGAAATACAAAATAATGAACATCAAGCCTGGAATATTTCAATAGAAAAGAATAGGGATTTTTTCATTGTAGGTGCTAGAGTTGTAATAAATGATTGTGCTTCGAGTAGTAGAACTTGGGGTTTTGGTACTTTACCCATAGGAACATTAGGAACTGTTGTAGATCCAGGACCTGAATATTTTAATGAAGAGGGAGAATATCTGGTTGCAGTGGTATGGGATGGGTATGAAGATAAAGGATTTTATATTGTAGACTCACGGAATATAGACATTGCATCTAATCAGACTAAGGCTTGGGATATAAATAATACAGAAAATGATATTGAGGATCCTAAGGATGATGGTGCGTATATTAATGAAAAGGATTATGCTCCGGTGAGGAAATTCTATATACCTTATAGTGAGACTGTGCTTGGAGATGTTATTATGAGGGGTGTCTGTAAAAGACAGGTGAGAGATTTATATGAACAAGGCATTGATTATGGAGATATGGAGTCTAGGGATTCACAGGATTTTAGCATTGACTTTGATAATATAGAAGATTCTAAGGCGTGGGTATAAAAATATATAATAAAGAAAAATAAATAACTAATTTCTATTAAAGGAGACATAAAATGTCTAGAATAGTTCCGCAAGAAAATAACAGTCATCAGTCTGCACCCAAATGGATGAATACAGATGAGTTGTTAAAATGCTCTCAAAAGGGAGATAAACCAATTCAAAAAACAGCAAGTGATTCAAGTCTTGTTGTTATTAAATATGCCTGTGATGGCTGTGCTAAGACATTTTTAGCTGATCATCCGGAGCTTAAGAACCAACAACGTCTGGCTGCTCTGAAGAATACACAGGCTAAGTTTAAATGTCCGGAATGTGATGGCCTTCTGAAAGTTTCACAGGAAGTTAAAGCTTTAGAAGGATATAAAGAATCTCGTACAGCAGATTCATTCCATATGGAAAAAGAAGCTAATTATAGTACTTTCACAGATCGGTTAGTTGTAATGAAAGCTTTGGATGCTTTGAGCAAGTTTGCTAGCAAGGTTGGTATGTATCGTGCAGATGTACGATATCAGCGTTCAGAGCATACAAAACAAGCAGGACAGCAGAATGATATGTTGAATTCCATAGACTGTCAGATAGATTGGCAGTATGGTCGTAATCAACATGCTCGTGTTTATGCCAGCGTTCAAATAGATCCGGCAGGCAAGATCTTAATGCCTCGAGTATTTAAGACCTCCTCAAATCAAGAATATCCTTTTGATAAGGAAACCGTAGCTAACCTTATGACTGATGTTGACTTTAAGAAACAATTTGAACGTCAGATGCGTAAGACCGATATTCCTACGTTCCGTAAACCTGATCCTACAAATTTTCATATGGCAAGTGAGAAGGTAGCTGATGAAGGTGGGGAAGGTGTAGAAGGAAAGGGTGAGGGTTATATTGAAGAGATGTATGGAGATATAGGAAAACCTGCTGAAACTCCTAATACAATTGCAGATGCTGAAGGTAAGCCTATTAAAATTGGGGATACTGTTATTCAAAAAGAATTTAAACCTGGAAGTAAAAGCTATGTCTGGAGTAATTTAGAGAAATATGTGGTTAAAGAAGTTGTGTCACCTCAGCATATAGTTGTGTTTGATAAACTTTCTGAAAAGGATTTAGCATTAAATCCAACTGAAGTAAAGGTAATAAAATCAGCTGAGGATAAAATAAAATCTAAGCATAATCCATCGGGTGAATCTGATGTTTGGACTAATGAGGATAATAAGAAGATTGCCGAAGATGAGGCATTGAATGATGCTGTAAATTCTCAGGCACCATCGGGTCCCAATGCAATGCCTAAGAGTGATGATGATTATAATTTAAATTTTCCTGAGCCATCTACGCAAAGCAATACGGAACTGTTAGCAAATATTAGATCATTATATGGAGATACTAGCAACACAACTGGGTTAACAATGCCGGAAGCTAACAATCTTTCGGAATCACAGGTTGCCATGCTTCAAAATATAATTGATCAGCATAACAGTAGTGTTGGTGGCGTTTCACAATCCGTTAATGATTTAGTGCAACAGGCTAATGATATATTATACTCTAGCAAAGTTTCTTGGGATAATCCATCATCGATATCCAATCAACCTGCTACAGCATATGCTCCGCAAAAGCCTACAGGTGTAGTTCAGCAGCAGTTGACTCCTCAGCAGACTGTGTACAATCCTCAAGATAGTAAGCAGTATACTGTGAAGCAGCAAACTCCGCAGGCTACAACTATTGTAGATACACAAACTAATCAAGAGGCAGTTGTGCCTGCAGGACAAGAGCAATATCTTAAGCCTGTGGTACATACTACTTCTGAACTTGAAGATACTGCATTAAGAGAACATATCTATGCAAATAATGATAAGGAAAATTCCAAAGATTTGGAAAAAATAGAATCAAAGAAAGCGAGAATAAAAACTATGTCACCAAGATGGAATGAGATACGAAAGAGTTTTAGAAATACTCTGCAAGCAGGGGGTTGGAAGGGATCCATCACAAATGGGATAGATCATTTCTCCAGCCTTGCTATAGTTGCATCGATAACAGATGTAAATGGTAATGTGATAACAGATCCACAAAGCATTCGTTATACTTTGCTTAAGGGCCATGAAGATATCAAGGTTCAGTTTGATGATGGGACTGAGAAGAAGGCCTGTAATCTTGGTGGAACTATTATGATGGTAGATCAAGAGCCTATCGTAATTAGAGCTTCTAAGGGGTATAATAATGAGTATAATGGAGATCCTAGTCGTATGCCACGAGAAGTAAGAGCCTTACAGGAGATGGGGTTTAAACCTGATAAAGGTGACAGGGACGAGACAGGTCATTCAGACCATGGTGTGCCATTGGGAGAAATGAAGAAAGTTGATATTGGATTGACTGAGTTTCCTGCAGGTAAGACCAGAGGAACGGGTAAGGGATATAATATTCCTTTCCGTAAAATGGATGAGAATCAGGTAGCTGAGCGTGAGAATTTTCCTGATCGTGATATGCTTCCCTATGGTAAACAGCCTGCTCGGGACATTGAATATAAAGGACCGAAGACAAATTCTCCACTGGATGAGGTTGAATCGTCTTTAAGAGATGCTATAGGCTTTGATGTTAAGATCAATCGTCCTGACCAAGAAGGTACAACTACAAAGCCTAGTGTTATAAGGCATAGTCCTTCAGAAGTAATGGTAACAGCTCCTAGTGCCCCAGCTTCTGCAGCGAAACCTACGTTAACAAAACCTGTAGAGCCTAAACTAGATATGAAGAAGGCACCTAATATTGAAGAATATAAAGAGCCAGAAGTTATTCCGGAAGCGGGTGGAAAAGCTAGTGAAGCTATTACTAAGTTGAGACAGGTTATTCAGAAAAAGCAGGAAGCTGAGGCTGCGTTGAAAGCTGCTTTGAAACCTGTTGAAGAAACTATGGCCAATATTAGAAAGCCATATGAATCTGAGATAGCAAAGCAAGCCGATCAGATGAGAAGCTATATTGATATGGTATATGATCAATTAACTCAATCAGAAGATCATGTTCAGGCATATGAGAATAAGATTTGGGCTGCAGTCTCAAGAGAGAAAGCTACATCTCCTACAGCGTCATTAACACAAGTTCTAGCTGAGGCTGATAAGCTTGACAAAACATTATCTGAGCAGATTCGAAAGCTCAAAGCTATTATTGAGAATAGGGATATGCAGATGGTGGTTGAAAGATTCTTATACGAATTCCCGATATCTGGAACTCAGCAAAAGAAAATTCAAAGTGCTGATGAAGGTTCTGATGAAGCTAGTATTAGTTCTCTTCTTAAACAGTTTGAACAATGGATTCGAGAGATGATACCAATTAATACTGCGGTAATAGAGCAATTGCTATCAACGGAGTTATAATTGAAATCATTGGCGTGGGACATATCAGTAGGAACTTTTAATCCAGGAAATTTTATAAGTATACCTGAACTAAGGGATGTTCCGTTGGATGTAATACTGGTTAGATTTTCAATATGTAGAGGGATTTTTAATATAATACATGTAGATTCAGAGGGTTTAGTAGACAAATATTGTCATGTTTACAATAATAAACTTAAAGGTTTCATAGATACAATTGATACCAAATTTGATACTAGAGAAATAGGATATCATGAGGGAACAACATTTAATACTATTGCTACTAATATAACTTCTGAAGAGTTTGAAAGATTTATTGAGGAGAATAAATCAGAAATAGAAAGTTATATTCAATCAATAGAGAAATTGTCTTGGGACATAGGTATTGTATTAGATGGTCCATATACAATAGACCAATTAGAGGAAATAAATATATCTTATGGGACAATAATATGTGCAATATGGAGGCAAGGTTTAGATTTAATATCTTATGGTTGTGTGAAGCATGATAAAGATAGTGAAAACATAACCGGAATATATGGATGTGTAGTTCCCTTTAAGGGTGAGAAACCTGAGTCTACTATAGTCCCATCACCCGGAATTTTGAATGTTAAACCTTTTAGTGGTTTTTATATTGTGGGTCAGGCTAATAGTCAGGCAGAGTTTGATGATTTTATTAAATTCAATAATGGTATGATAAGAAAGGGATTATTAAAATATATTAAACCTGAGAAGGATCCATTATTATCTTGGGATATACCTGATCTAGAGTTAAAAGTTGGGAGCAAGGTAAGGATTAAGAATAAATCTATTTATGCACCACTTAATGTGTGGATGAAATATGATTCTGATTTTCCTAATGCTTACAGAGAGGATTCTAATCACATATTCTATATAGTGGGCAAAGGCACACTTCGAGGTGACGATTATTGGGTAGTTAATTTGTATCCAACTTGTAATAGGGAAGATTTTTTCACAACTGAAGATCTAGAACTTGCAGAAGATACATTAAGTTGGGATATACCTAGACTTGAAAATGATTTTCAAATAGGGGATAGAATTAGGATTAAAGAAGGTACACCTCGTCTAGCAAGAACATATACATCCATTGGTGAACTTCCTATAGGTGCAAAGGGTACAGTTGTTAGTGTAGGTTTAAATGAAATGATCACACCTCATATTGGTGTAAGTTGGGACTTATATCCAGCATCTCGCCATGAGGAAATTGGTTGGGGGTTTGCTGTGGACAATGTGGAGTTAATATAATGTCAAGCACTCAAGCAAAAACAATAGCTGAGTCTACTGGGATTGATGCTAGATTGGTTCAGTTTTTCATCAATCTGTCGAGACCATTAAGAGTGGGTATTAAATCATTCTTATTTACTCAGAAAGCTTCCTTATTGATGAGTACTCGCAGTACAATATTGTTTAATATACAATCTTGTGATGTAGTTTCTAACGCATTACAGAAGCAAAGATTAGTTGTAAATTCTCTTCTAACACCTAATAGTGGGTTAGTAAATACTATTATAAATTCAATACCATTGAGTGGTACAGATAGTAGTGGGGCCGATGCAGGAACATTGAAATTAATATCGGACTTTCTTAATAGTTTGATTGGATCCTTGCCTGTAGCCATACCTTCCTATCTAGATATGGGGACCGGGGACACGGAGTTCTTTAATGGTGTGAAGAGTTATTCTGATCTGAAAGATAAGCTTGATGATATTGAATATAAGATTGTTGCTGCAACATCAGTATCTAAACATGCGGCTAATGCTCTTACAGCCATAGATAAAAAATTAGAAATAATAGATCAGTGGATTATGATGTTAGATGCAATAGATGGAGTTCCATTGTCATGACATCATTAGCTTGGGATATTACATTTAGTAAATTCAATGTTGGTGACTTAGATAGTATATTTTTGTTGGAGTCTGATATAGAATTAATTTAATAACATAATGGATAAGCGTGAGGAGCAAAATCATGCCACATCATCTTTGTAAAATATGTAATGCATTTGGATCACAACCAAATCTAATAAATAGTATAAATTTTGATATCTTTTCGGGTATAAAGACTCTTAAAGAAATAGGTGAATATTACTCT